GGTATCACAGGTGCTACAGGTGCTACAGGTCCTCAAGGTATCTCAGGTGCAATAAGTTTCACCTCATCAACCACAGCACCAGCAGGAGCCACATACGGTGATATGTGGTTCAACACCACGAGCGGAAATATCTTTGTTTATATTACAGACGGAACATCTTCCTATTGGGTTGAACCTTTTGGTCCTCAAGGTCCTCAAGGTGCGACAGGAACAAATGGAGTAAGTGGTGCTACTGGTGCAACAGGTGCTAATGGAACAAATGGTGCAACAGGTGCTACAGGTTCCACTGGTACTACAGGTGCAACAGGTTCTAATGGTATCACAGGTTCCACTGGTGCAACTGGTGCAACAGGTTCTAATGGTATCACAGGTTCCACTGGTGCAACTGGTGCAACAGGTTCTAATGGTATCACAGGTTCCACTGGTACTACAGGTGCAACAGGTTCTAATGGTATCACAGGTTCCACTGGTGCAACTGGTGCAACAGGTTCTAATGGTATCACAGGTGCTACTGGTGCAACTGGTACTACAGGTGCAACAGGTTCTAATGGTATCACAGGTTCCACTGGTGCAACAGGTGCTACAGGATCACAGGGTGCAACAGGGCCAAGCGAGGATGTTCTTTCTGTATTCATAGATTCTACTCCTGATAATATATCAATAGGAAAAAAAGGATATCGTTTAATTCCCTATGATTGCCAAGCATTGGAATGGTATGTCGTTGCGGGTCAAACAGGTTCGATACAGTTTGATGTGAAGAAATCATCATTTGCCAATTATCCATCAACTACAACAATTGTTGGATCAGACTACCCAAGCCTTAGCGGTCAATTCAAGGCTTCAAACACAGGCATCACCGCATGGTCGGGAATGAGTGCAGGTGACATGATTGATTTCGTAATAAATAGTAATACAGATATACAAAGCGTAGGATTGTTCATAAAGATTAGGAGAATCACATGAAAGCAGCAGTAGATCATCATTTTACGGGGAACACTATAGGATTTACAGGAGGAATTCCTGCCGTTGGTATAACTGCGGGTGGTTATGATTCCACCAAGACCATGCTTTCCTCGCTTATTCGCCAAGCCACGGGAGCAAACCCAGAAGACAAATATATTTCTTCAAAGCCATCAGCCATTGTGAACATCGCCGAAGTCTTCACCTCGGGATCGCAGTTCATGCCCTATGTGTACAAGTGGTCGGACAACATCTATTGGGTGTTCACCGCTTCCAACGCAACCGCCGCCGCCACGAGGACAGTCGCCCTCACGGAGTTCAACTCAAGCACATCGACCCTGACATTCAAGGGATTCATAACGCTATCAGGAACCACGGTATCAGGAAACAAGAATGTCCGTTCGATTCGTGGAATCGTGTATGAGCATACATCGGGAACAGTTTCCACAAGTGGCTCTTCCACCACCATCACAGGGTCAAGCACACAGTTCACCACCGACCGTATTGCAGTTGGAGCAAGAATTGGATTTGGAACCACAGACCCAACCGCAGTCACCACATGGTATGAGATTACTGCGATTGCAAGTGATACCTCTCTGACAATTAGCGCACCCGTAAATCTGAGTGGAGGTACATCGTATGTGATTGAAGAAATTCGCATAGCCCTTGCGGTGACGAATGCCACCTTGCTCAACGGCGGTATTCACCTCATCAAGGGACTCAATCACAGCACATTCGCAAGCGGCGGAACCACGATCACCGAAGCGACCACGACGGACAATGTCCGTGCCTCGTATCTCCTCACCGATGCGGTGGGAACGCTCGGCACGGCGACGGCGACGGTGACCTACAGCACCACGAACATCCTGTCGTTGAGCAGCCACGGACTGAATGTCGGTGACCCCGTGCAGTTCACCACCACCACCACGCTCCCAACGGGCTTGTCTACCGCCACGGTCTACTATGTCATCGGCACGAACCTCGGCACGAACCAATTCTCCCTCTCGACCACGCTGAACGGTTCGATACAAAGCATCAGCGGTGCGGGCACGGGAACCCATACCGTGCATTCCGCCGCCCGAAATGTCCTTGCCACAATTGCGGTGGACGATGACGGGCGAAGCGCAACGAACCATGATCTGTATTCCGTGAATGCGACAACGACTACGGCAAATGCAATCATCGTGAAGTACAACATTCGGGCGGCATTGACTGTCGGTGCGCTCACGGGCGGTCCTGCAAGCGGAACAAGCGTGAGTGCATTCGTCCTCAAGACGGGAAGCGTTGCGACCACGGGAACCATTTCACAGATCAACAGCGGAAGAGTCTTCAGCGTGAACCACGGTGCGGCTTTGGGATCAAAGAGCCTCTACTTCACGACAACCTCTAGGGTCTACCGATGTCCCGTGGCGACCCTGACGGCGGGAAACACGAGTTGGCTAGCCGATGCGATGCTCGAAGTCCCACCAGGCGGAAGCGTCACATATACCGCTTTGCAAACCATGTCACAGGTTGACTATTCGACATCACTCGACCGATTGTTCGTGGCAACTACAAGTGGACGATTCGGAGTCTATGTGACCCCGTATGTCACGGATGGATCGCAGTTTGAAAAGTTGGTCGGAGCCAACTTGAACAGATTGAAGTTGACCACAACGCCCTCGGGAGCAAGTGATGGTCTGTTTCCGCAAGCAACAATTACCCTGTGGACAGAAGACGGTTGGATGTTCGTCGTACCCTCAACCGTGACATCGGGATCGAATTGGCTGTATGTCTTCCCCTTCATTGCGGATGCGTACTACGAGTCAACGACCCGTCAGGCAGTCATCACTCCTAAACTTGCAACTACAAATGCCACTAAACTTTATCATGCCTATGTTGACCATATGGAATATGCAGGAGAATACGGACTCGGATTCCCCGTTGAGTCCTACAAGATGTGGTATCGCACAAGTGGCATAGACGATAATAGTGGTGCATGGACAGAAATTGCTATAGGAGCGGATTTGGAAGCCGCTGCTGTATCTGATTACATTCAGTTCAAGATTGCGTTTGACATTATGGGCGAACTCTGCGTTCCCACTCGCATATACTCTATTGCTTGTTTGTATGAGGACTCCAATCAGGATTCACATTATCAGCCGTCTCTGTCAAAATCTTCTACCGCAAGCAAGATATTCGCATGGAAACAGGTTGCTGCATGGGGATCAAATATCCCAAATATGAGAATTCGTTTGTATGATGCAAGCAACAACAATGAACTATTGAATGATACTGTCACTCTGTCCTCCTACGGTACATGGCAGTATTCGACAGATGGAACTAATTGGAGTTCTTGGAATGCGGCACAGGATACAGTAGGCAATTATATTCGCTACACAGCAACTAGTTTTGGATATAGTGGAGTAACCGTTCGCGCACTTCTTACACAGGCATAATATGGATGATATCATTTTCTATAGCGCATACTTTTTTCTTGATATGCCAATACAAGAGATTGGAACTGTATCTAAGTTAGAACCAGACGGGTCTTGGTTTGAGTTGAGATTGGCTTTGCCTGAACGAATCAGCATTGGATGATGTTTAAAATCTATCATAAATATTAACACATGGCATCAAATTTTACTATATGACTTTCCATCATTTTAAACTTAAATAAAACAAATTAATAACGCTAAATATTAATAAATGCCTAGTAACTTTCCAAATGATCCAGCAATAAACGACACCCACACCATAGGGAATATTACTTGGCGGTGGAATAGTGTTGCTTGGATTGCTCTTCCAGGAAATGGAAGTACTTTATCTTTAAATGATCTAAACGATGTTATCATAACAGCGCCAGATTCAAATGAAGTATTAAAATATGATGGAAGCGAATGGAAAAATTCAAGTTTTCTTGACGGCGGAGCTTTCTAACAACTAAATATCGTACTTGACACACAAACACACAGTGATATAATGTCACTCTAGGAGATGTATATTAATGAAATTACCAACACTTTATCAAGATTTTATTCACCTTTCCCGTTACTCCCGTTGGTTGGAGGAGGAGAATCGTAGAGAAACTTGGGAAGAAACTGTCGAGAGATATTTTAAATTCTTCGATAGTCACCTGAAGGATCAAAAAGTAAAACTAACAAAAGAAGAACGCGAAGAGTTAAAAACCGCTGTTCTCAATCTTGAAATTATGCCAAGCATGAGATCTTTGATGACTGCTGGAGAAGCACTCGAAAGAGATCACACAGCCGGCTATAACTGTTCATATTTGGCAATTAATCGTGTGAGGGCATTTGATGAAATTTTATATATTCTTATGTGCGGTACTGGTGTTGGTTTCAGTGTGGAAAAGCAATATGTTGATAAGTTGCCTACAATCGCTGAAGAATTCACTCAGTCAGATACTACAATCATTGTACAGGACAGTAAGGCTGGTTGGGCTAAATCGTATAAAGAACTTGTATCCCTACTCATTGGAGGTCAATTACCAAAATGGGATGTATCTAAAGTACGACCTTCTGGCGCACGGCTCAAGACTTTTGGTGGAAGAGCCAGTGGACCTAAGCCTCTCGAAGATCTTTTCCGTTTCACCAGTGATACTTTTAAGAGAGCGGCTGGGCGGAAACTCACCTCACTCGAATGCCATGATATTGTCTGTAAAATTGCGGAGATTGTCGTTGTCGGAGGAGTCCGTAGATCTGCTCTTATTAGCTTATCGAATCTCGCGGATGACCGTATGCGCGACTCCAAGACAGGTGCATGGTGGGAAGCAAATCCACAACGAGCACTAGCAAACAATTCTGCTGTGTATACAGAACGACCAGAAATTGGTATGTTCATGGAAGAATGGTTGTCTCTTTACAAGTCTAAGAGTGGTGAGCGTGGTTTGTTTAATCGCGATGCTGCTAAAAAGACTGTAGAGAAACTTGGTGATCGTAGAGATGCAACATACGAATTTGGTACTAATCCATGTTCGGAAATCATTCTTCGTGATCGTCAGTTTTGCAATCTAACAGAAGTCATCATCAGAAGTGATGATACCAAAGACAGTCTATTAAGAAAGATTCGTCTTGCTAGTATTCTTGGAACTTGGCAAGCATCACTTACCAATTTCCCATACCTCTCTAGTGAATGGAAAAAGAATTGCGAAGAAGAGGCTCTGTTGGGTGTGTCTCTGACTGGCATACTAGACAACAAGTTGACCTATGATAAAGGAGCTGCTCTAGAAGCTTTACTATACGATCTAAGAAAAACTGCCATTGCTGTTAATAAAGAATGGGCAAAGAGACTTGGAATCAATCCTGCTGCAGCAATTACTTGTGTAAAACCAAGTGGCACAGTTTCACAGTTGGTCGATGCAGCATCAGGTATTCATGCTCGTCATGCAGAATACTACATTCGTACTGTCCGTGCAGATCAAAAAGATCCGCTTTGCAATATGATGATTGAGTTGGGGTTCCCACACGAAAAGTGTGTAATGAAACCAGATTCGGTTATGGTGTTCGCATTCCCAATGAAAGCAGTGGGTTCTATTACAAGAGATGGTTTGAGTGCAATTGCACATTTGGAACTGTGGTTAACATATCAGAATTTCTGGTGCGAACACAAGCCATCTGTGACAATTAGCGTGAAGGAACACGAATGGATGGAAGTTGGTGCATGGGTGTACAAGCACTTCGATGAGATCAGTGGTATTTCTTTCTTGCCACATAGTGATCATTCGTATCGTCAAGCACCATATCAGGATTGCACCAAGGAAGAATATGAAGTCATGTTGAGTAAAATGCCAAAAGATATAGATTGGTCTCAACTGAAGTTGTATGAGAAAGAAGATACTACTACGGGAACACAAATCTATGCCTGTAGTGCAAATTCATGTGAAATTGTAGATTTAACAACAAGATAAAGGAGATACTATGTTTACACCAGTGCAATGTGTTTGGATTTTGATCGTTTCGTTTTGTATTATGACTGTTCTTTATATTTTATCGGAATTGAAAAACCGATCATATAAGAAACAACTCTTTAGCGAACGAGAAGATACTAGAGAAATAAATATGCGAAGAGATATTGAACAAGATATTCAAAGTGTTCGTAGTCAAATCGATGAGAATGATCAAGCAGTATGGGCTGCATTAAGTGACTTGAGCAACAGCATCGAAACTAGATTGTCTCTGTTGTCTCCCCCCAAACAAGTAAACCCCAAAAAGATTAAGTGAATATAAGAATCCCGATAAAAATCGGGATTTTTATTTAGCCAGCCAATATAAATAATAGTGTATGAGCAAGGGTCTAGCGATTTTCCTAGCAACCTTTATTGCGACGATAAACGCCTGCAAAGGTATAGCCCCCGCATCATCCTCCACACAATCAGATGGAACTCGATCCGAAGTGATCGAAACTACTCCTGATCAAGAACTTCCCGGCTGCATTTCCCGGAACTTCGAAGTCATACAAGAAGGAGAACATGATTCATTTGGTTGTGTGGGGAAAGTATTACGAGAGAATGGAGAACTTATTGGGAGTTGCGTTCTCATCTCTTCTAATGTTGCATTAACTGCAGCACATTGTATTGATGGAGATGCTCCATATTGGTTTGAAACTAATATGTGTGAGCGAGTGAAGATTAAGAAAGCAATCCCATGTCCAGCATACAATAAACGATCAACATCTAATGACATTGGTGTTTTAATACTGGAAACAGATTGTACGGAAACCCCGGCAATTGTTGGATCATATCTAGATCTTACCCGATTAGAAGCAATTACTACAGTCGGTTATAGTTTTTGTGTAAAGAAGAAAAGCAATCCCGGAACATTTTTCTATTACGGAACAGTAGTAGAAGATCCCACTAACATGAAGTTTTTACCAATATCTGGAACTATTTGGTTTGGTGATTCTGGTGGTGCAGTATTTGAGGCTGGTGGTAATTTATGTGGCATCATATCGTCTTTTGGATTGTATGGCACACAGCCATTCGAAAATTCAGCTACTCATATATTTTTATATCAAGAATGGATTGACATCGTAATTGGGGAGAATAGATAAGATGTATGATAATAGCTGGTATCGATTATTCTTTGACTGGGCCTGCAATATGTGTCTTCTCCGGAGAAGGGAAGTTCGCTTTCAGCAAGTGTACATTTTACTTCCTAACAGACACCAAAAAGTACGCCAAGAGCCATTTAACTAATATAATAGGGGAAACCTTTTTAGACTGGGATTGTGATATCGAAAGATATGAAACAATCGCAGATTGGGCTATCGAAGTGCTTCTAGGATGCTCAGCAATCGCTCTGGAGGGGTATGCCTACGGTGCCAAGGGTAAAGTCTTCCACATCGCGGAGAACACCGGAGTATTGAAATATAAGATCTACCAAAGAGGTATTCCTCTTACCATATTGACTCCAAGTGAAGTCAAGAAATTTGCCACTGGCAAGGGAAATTCAGATAAAGAGGGAATGCATGATGCTTTCTCCCTAGAGAACAATATGCGGCTGAAAGAATTAATAACACCGGACAAGAAAGATGTTTCAAGCCCGGTGTCAGATATAGTCGATTGTTATTATATTTGTAAAATGCTACACAGCAAACTATCAGACTGAAGGTGGTGTCTTTGGTTCGTCTTTTAGCTTACCGTCTTCTTCGCATAAAAGTGGTCTACGAACAAATTCTCTATATGCCCAGAATGATGCTATTATGACTATTGGCACATACCAAAACACCCAACCATAGCTGGCTTTTACTCCGCCTGGTTGTAAGATTTGATCCTTTAACTGCAACATAACAACATTATCTCCGCTTGTATCTGGAATGATAATAGGAGATGTGTTACACCCAGCAACAATCATAGAAATTAAAAGTAAAAAGTATTTCATATTATGTTTCCTTATTGTTTGTTGGTAGAAGCTGCAGATGTTCCAAAGTAGAATCCAATAATACTCAGTAGAACTTGTCTGTTTTCTGATGCCCACAAGAATCCATTTATCTCTACAAAGAACTTTCTAGTAGATTGTGGAACTATGCCAAACAATCCTTCTGGGGTAGTTGCATCAACTTCTACGAATGTGGGGACACCGAAGAATGGTAAAATGAATGGTGCAGCAAATGCACCAAATAAAACTGTTAGTACAATTATTTGACGGACAACTCTACCAGTATCAATAGGAACTCTTAAAGCAGCCTTGTCTTGATTGTCTGTTGTTTGTTTATTAGCAGTGATTAAACGGTCGAATATGTCTTTTTGATCTTGACTCTTTTGTGCCAAGTATCTGAATAGAAATCCTACAAAGCCACCACCAATTAAACTTATTAATTCTGTAGAAATCATCAGTGTCTCCTGTTCAATTTTGCAAATTCAAGATATTGTTTTGCTAATCGTTTTTTGTTTTTCTTTGTTGGAGGTACAACATTCTGTGCATCTGGCACAGGTCTAACCCCAGCAATGTCAAAGTCGTATGGAGATGGGGTGGTACCAATAGTGGTTTCACCAGTTCCACCAACCATGCCACCCGATTGTCCACTACCTCCACCAGCAGTGACTTCTTCTTGTAATTTCAGATTGCCGCTATATGCCATCGAACGAACGCGATTATACAACAATTGATCGTGTGTTATTGCATCGATTATGTTTTTCAGCAGTCCCAACATTCTTTTGCGATATATCAGATTACTGGTACGCAAAAATGGATGCTTCACATCGTACATCAAACTATTGGCTTTTGAACCATTCATGCCAGATAACAACAGAAGATAATAGAATCTATTTGGGTTGTGAATAGATCCCTTGAGATAATCAACAATCTGCTTCATTTCCTTTTTATCGGGTGGAGCTTTTGCAGACTCGTTCATTTTGAACCAATCTCGAATGTCTTCTAGAAGATATACTGGTTTTGAGTTCATACGATCTCGCGAAGTTTAGTTATGATTCTTCTGTCAAGAGGAATTGCAATCAAATCTATATCAGGTATGCTTTCGGGTAATGTGTTTAAGTACACTAGAAAGGTTTTCAAATACAGATGTAGATCTTCCTCTATTCGTGAAAACAACAAACGAGCTGCTGCCTCCACACCAAAAACATTACAAAATATAATCAAATGATTCAATATCAATCGTTCTCTTAGCACACCAGAAGTCTTGTATTTTCTAAACAATCTCTTCAGGTACTTGATTCTATTCATGTCCTCATGAAACTCTTCAATGTTTTTGCATTGAGGATTGTCATAGTTTTTCATGGCAAACATCAAGAAATTATCATCATCTAATTTATAAAAATCCATAATTAACATTTCCATTCAATAGACCTTTATTTTTTAAATGTCGAAGCAGCTTCAGATCCACCCTCATAGGTAGTAGTTTCGCCAGCATCTCCAGCAACAATCTTGCCCTCAAGTGTGTGTTGACCAACTCCCTCTGGATGATTCATATCTATCACTAATTTAAGACCATGTCCTAATTTGTGTGTTAATCCATCGTCATCCAACTTGGTGCCCTTTTCATCAACACCAGTACGACCACCGAATTGAGTTAACTTGAATTCCATATGTTCTGATGTTGGATATTTCTTGCCATCATATTTGAAATCTAAACCAATCTTGTTCAGTTCAACACGAAGCTGTATCAATTTTTGTCTTGGATCTAACATACCAGCGGAAGGAACATTAGAAAGAAATGGCTGAACAAATGCGTTGATTCTTTCTAACATTTCTGGTTCTGAAAGATCGTGCAATCCAACACTGCCGTCAGCGGCTTGTTGACTATTGTAGCCAGGAACAACCATTCCGTGGCCCTCTAAAATGTCGTATTGTTCAATCAGTCTTCTTAGTTCTTTGAATTTCATATTAGCAATTCCACTTTCTTAAAGATAATGCTTTTCTTGTTGGTCTACCTTTTTCATCTTTCATTGGGCCAGGCATTCCACCCATTCGCGCACAGAACGACTTTCGACGCTTTGCTGCTTTTGATCCTGGCTTCAACTTAGATGGTTCTGTAGTTACTGCAGTTTGTAGTTTTGATCCTGGGTTTTCTCTTCTATAAGAAGCAACACCCTTCTTGTTCAAACCACCTTCTGGATTCTTGCCTTCTTTGCGAGTCCATGCTGCGGTTGATTCTTTGATGAGATGTTGTAATTTGAAAAAATCCATATTACTCTTATTTATGCTTTACGCCATTTGTTGTTGTTACGAGAGCGGTTTGTGTGTGTAGAAACCACTCTCAGATTCTTTGGACTGTTATCATTAGCATTACCGTTTTTGTGATCCAGCTCGACTGAACTGTCCCCCTTGCGGGTTCTGCCAGATGCATTTGCTTTTCGTCTTGCAACCGTCCGCTTATCTTTCTTTTTTCTATTAGCCAATTGCTTTGCAGATGGACGCTCTTTGTCCCATCCATACATCTTATGATCTCTTTTCTTTCTAGTAGCATCTTTTGCTTCCTGTAAGAAAGATAGAATCTGAAGATAAGACTCTTTGACTGTTTTCTTTTTGGTTGGCTTGACTGGTTTAGCAGCAGCTTTGGCTGCTTTCTTTTCTGCTTTGGCCACTTCTTTTGCCGCTTTATCATCAGCAATCTTCTTGTGGGAAGCATCGAGCTGAGTCTTAATTAATTTGAAATATGCCTTCTTATTCTTAACAGATGTTGGCATCATGGAATGTGCAACTTCCTCATCACCAGAAGAAACGGCATCGCGTAATCTACCAGCCTTTATTGCTGATATGTCGCCTAAATTGATACCCTTTAGAAGAGTCTTTCTATCTATTGCACCCTCGTTTCTTGTTCCACCCATTTGATGGAAGTTGATATCAACCTTGTGGACTTTTTTATCTTCCCCGACAAAGCCACCATATCTTTCTAAGTGTTTCTCTAAATGTCCTTTGATTCCATTAGGTCCCATTTGATCAGAACCAACAGCAACAGTTATGTCTTTGTGTCCCTTTGATATCATATGACTTATTTGGTGAAACGGTGTCATCGAACTAGCTTTTGGGACAATACCAAATTTCAACTTACCCTGATGTTCTTTTGGCATATTTGCAGCAATATGTGCATGAGAACCCGAAACGATATCAGTCTTTTGTTCATGTGTGAGTGGTGCGTCTGGTTTTAATTCAGTTGTACCAATACCATGATAGAAGTGCGTGTGTCCAGTTGTAGCAGCATGATTTGCTGCCATTCTAGCCATCTCTTCGTGTGCTTTGGTATATGGACCAAATGCACCAGTAACCAAGAATGCCCTGCCAGGATTCTTTGCTTCTATGAGAAGATTACGAATTTTCTGAAGGTTTATCATTCTTTTTTGCTCTTCTTTTTGACACTTTCTTGACTACTGGGGCTTCTACTTCCTCCAACAAAACAAGATCATCTAATTCTAATGTAGATTCAACTGCTGGGGATTTCTTGGACTTGATATGGAGTAATAGAAATGCTGATGTGACTAAGGTATTGACTTTATCTTTAAGCCAATAAACCTTACCATCTTTCTTGATGAATGTACCACCAAACAATCCTTTAAATATTTTCATTAATTTAGTTTTCAACATTATTTTGGTTTTCCTGTATTCGGTTTCGGTCTTGGGGTTGGTCTTGCAGGCTGTCTCGGACCACCACATCCACATCCATTAGTAATCATTGTGCTTCTCCTGGATTTGATCGTTTCATGGCACCCATCTTACCTTTTTCGAAATTCATACGAGAGAATTGTTCTCTTTTGACTGCTTTAAGAGCCCTTCCAGTACTACTGTCAACCATAACAAATCCCTCTGGTTCTACTGCTTCATGATGAATTGACTCTGCACCAGTATGAGGATCCACCTTCGAAGTCTTAGAGTATGTTGCAATTCCTTTAGTCTTCTTTAATCCATCTATCAACAACGACTTTGCTTTTGCAATGTTGTGATGAGCAGTCAAGGTATTATGAATATGATCGCTATTTTGAAGAACATGATTAATAAGTTCCACTCTTCTAGCATGTACTTTATCTTTGCCGGTTTGTGTTTTTAACTTATCGGCTTCTGCTGTATGTCTTTTAGTTATAAAATCGACAAGATGTTCTTTAGTCGGCTTGTCAATGCCTCGTTTAACATTGTCATTTACAAACATTTTCAAGATAGGTCTAAGTGTTGGATGTTTTGTAGTAGAATCCAAGAAGTCAGCACTGTTGTCCATATGTTCATGTGCAAGTTTTAAATGCTCTACGATTTTCTTATGATCTCCAGCAGATAGAAGTTTTTCTTCTCCTTCTGGTTTGCTCATTTGTGCGTCTTTATGCCATACATCTGGGTGAGATTGAAAATGTGAGATCTCTGGTGAAAATTCTACTGATTGATCCTTAGCACCAAAGTTTTTGTAACCAGTATGAACTATGATACCCATTTTAGATCTTGCAATCTTCTTAGCATCATCTGTGCCATGTGGCACAGCATATGTTAATGTGTTTGGTGTAAATGAAATGTGTTCTTTACCATCAATATTTTCAGACTTGAGATCCTCTGGAGTATACATCATATCTCCTTGATACACCTCACCGTGCGGAACATTCAGCTTCTTTAAATGTGTATATGCTGCTTTCAGCTTTGTGACTAAGCCAGGAGAATCTCCATGATGTTTTTCTATGTCTCTGTGTGAGTAATTAATCTTTGGAGTCTTTGCGAATACAGATTTTGTTCCAACAAAGAACTTGCCTGTCTTGGGATGCATACCAAATATTACTGCAGGAGCACCATCATATTTGGTAGTTACTTTAAAATCTGGTCCATGCTTACCACGCAAACCATTTGCTAATGAATGTATGTAATGTGCCCCAGACTTGCCACCGGCATGTCCTTCGTCAAACATAGCATCCTCCGCATGTTCCAGATGTATGTTTGCACCCGGAGCTTCGTCAGTTTGTTCTAAGAGAAATTGTGAAAAATCAAACAAGTACATAAGCAGTTATTCCAGACCCAAGTGTCAAAGAAGTTACTTTCTTTAAAGCAAGAGGGAGTACTAGAGTCTCGTGCTGTCGAACATTTACAGTAAATGTTACAGTCTTATATGTTCTGCCGGTATAATCACCATATTCTGTAGTATCTCTTACTCCTGCATTCTGTGTGATCCAAACTTCTGCAGTTATTGAAGTTGTGGCTCCTGCATCAAGACCATTTGTGAACATGATTGCTCTGGAATTTAACTCAACGCCTGTAGTAAGTGAACCTGTAATTGTGTATGCTGGTGGATTTGAAAATCTCATTTTGTGTATTTCTCCTTGAAGTTACTCATTATTTATACTAATCCACCTTTCCCAAAGTTGATTGTGTCCATTATCATATACTTTAATCAGAATAAAGTCCTTATTTGGGGGAGCAGGAACAGCCAATAGTTTCATATTTGCTTCTGATGGTGTTCTATTCTTCTTTCTTACATTGCAGGGCTTGCAGCAAGAAACCATATTTTCCCATGTATTCTTACCACCACGGCTTTTTGGCAGCACATGATCCATTGTGAATAGGGTTTTTGTGAGCTTTTTAGAACAATACTGACACACACCACCATCTCGAATGTATAAATTCTTTTTAGTCATCTTACATTTACGGAATGGAATGCGAACATACTCAACCAATACAATAACTGTTGGGAGTTTTAATACTCCACTGGTAGTCTTGATTTCGTGATAATCTTCATAATTGTATGGTTTGATTGCTTTACCAGCAATAACCAACTTAACCGCTTTGATCCAATCAATCACTCCAAGTACTTCTTCGGAAGCATTTAACAACAAAACTTCTTTATCCATCATATATTACTCCTGTGAGCTTAACATTGCATCTACTGTAGATAGAAATCTCTTTGAGTATTTCTTGTATAGTTTATTCATATCCTTAGTTTCTTTTGCAAACACCTTGTCTACTTCTTTTTCGTCAGAATCTAATAGTTTCTTTACCATCTTTTTGTTTACTGCTGATGGATCTTTTTCTGAACTTAGAATCTTATCTTGTACAAACTCTGCAAATTCTTTATCTTCCATAGAAAGTAACTGTTGAAAGTATTGTAGATATTCTGCACGACCGTATGCCTGTTGACTAGACTTAGCAGGTGCAGCCTTACCACCTCCACCACCACCGCGAGTAGGGGCGCTTCCACCTTGTTCTTTTGCATTTGGTCCACCGGATGCTTGAAATTTCAACATGGTTGGACTTGATGGAGCACCATCAACATTGTTCGGGGCAGCTTTTGATGGGGGATCATTTAGAGATCCTGAGGCTTCGCCAGTATTCATAATAACACTGGCAGCTTTGATGAAGCGATCTTTATACTTCATAAATGGATCTCTGTATGTGCCCCATTCTTTATCTTGGGTGGAAAACAGATTCTCCCATCGTTGCAATCCGCTCATTAAATCTTTAACAGTAAAAGAAGAAACAGGCTTCTCATTATCAAAAGCCAAACGATACAATCTATCTTGTACCCAATTCATAAACTCAGCATCATTTAATTGCATCGCATTCATCATTGTATTTCTTTTTCTACCAACAGCTTGCACAGAATATTGTTTAATAACTGCTTCCTCGTTTACTGATCTCATGGTTCCCGTTGGAATTATAGTCGTTATAAGTTTACTTGCCATAGCAACAGAATTCAGTTTTTGATCACCCATCAACTTGCGTTTAACGCCATGTCGTTCCAGTATCTTTTTAACTTTTGATAATATCTGTGCTCGATCCATATGATACTCCATTTAAAAGTATTTATCTATTAAAAAACCCCCATTGCTGGGGGTTTCTTTTACTTCTTTTTGTTTTTGGGTAATGTTGCTTGTAGTTTCTTTATTTCTGCTGAATTTCCTTTACCAGCAGCGCGCAACGCTTGTATCTTCTGTATTGTGGTTTTCTTATATCCACCTCTGGCTTTAACTACAGTTGATTTTGCATCAACCTTTACTTTGCTAGATTTGGCTGCAGATTCCTTTGCTTTAGATGCAATTCTTTTTTGCATTGCTTCTTTGTTACCAAGCAATCCACGAACCTTTGCAACTGCACCGCCAATGCCCTTGCCAGCAGAAGATGTTGCATTTTTCTCAAGAGTTTCTTTTGCTTTTGCAAGTATTGCTTTATTGGTAGATCCTTTAGATTTTTCTAATTTATTAACTAGAGCATGTAATTCTGCAGTTGTTGCTTTTCTTGTACCATCCGCACGACGACCGGCGCGTGAAGTTGCCAATTCTTTTTCATTCTCTGCCATTGCATCTTTTTTATCGAGTCGTGTTTCTCTATCTTTACCATATTTCTTTGTCTTGGCAACAAAATCACCAATACCTTTTGCAGAACGCACAGCAGCCTTAGCACCACCAGCATATGCCTTAATTTTATTAAGAATACCTTCTTCTAATTGTTCTTCGGTGAGTAGTTCAATCTCTTCAAACGAATATGTTTCGATAAGATCGTCAATAAAAGAAATTGTAAAAACATCATGCTGATCTTCTGTCAAGCAATCCAACACATCTGAATATTCTTCTGCAACAACTGGTTTCTTGTTTCTGTGTATTGCAGCATCATATACAGCGGCTCCGTCAAAAGGCAATCCTCTTCTTGCTCTATTGACTTTGAGTTTATCAAGGGCATGCCTTGCTTTCCCTGCTGCTCCTAGTCGTTTGTAAGTTAATTCGTCTTGTTGTTCTTGTGATAAACCATCCGGCATACCACCAGTAGATGCTTGTAAAGCCTTTGCATATGCACCCAAAGCACGACCAGCTTTTGCAGCATTGGCTTCTGTTATATCTTCGTCCGCACCGTCAGTTTCTTCTTTTTGTATACTAGCTTTCATGTCAGCTTTCAATTCCTCTTCACAATCCTTGCAATGTCCAGATCCTTCAGTATCGTTAGGATCAATTGATTCGCCACAATCTTTGCAAGTAGATGATTCTTGACGCTTGTACTTGCCAACATAAGAAGGTTTCTTTCCAGCAAGAGCGGCTGCAGTTGGCAATCCTGGATTACCATTTGCTTCAAGGTAAGTCTTCGATACTTCTTTGATCCAATCTGAGTCGTTTGTCATGCTAGTCCTTTAATTTGGCTGTGTTAGTTTGCTTATTATATGTATATTTTGAAGGAGAATTTCCAGATTTCTTGCTTGCCCTATCTTTGGCTCTCTCTCCCGGTGTCATACTATTACGAGTTTCACCTTTATCTGTTAATGCAAGCGAGTCTTGCTGTAATATGCCAAATTGGCGCAATTTACCTATTGCTACATTTGCTGCACCAGAAACACCTTTTGATCTCAATTGATTTGTAAGACGAGTGAGTATCTTTGGCTTTGTTTCTTCTTTGATTTTGACTGTTCTCAATCTGAATTTTGTGTTTGGATGTGATTGTTGTAACTCACCAACCGCATCTACATTTGGAGCATGATCATCACTGAACTCAACTTTTTTATAATTCTTACCAGCAATATGAGTACCGAGTGCATTTCTTTTTGCATTTGGATCAGAAGAACCAACTGCCATTATTTTCAAACGCTTGCCGCGCACTCCACGAGTCTTTAAATACTTGCGAATCGCATCTTCGGATTTGGCAGGTCTTGCAGTAAGCACTGCTACATCTCTGCCTTTTCTAGAAGCATTTCTTGCTGCTCTATCTAATCCGGTAACTGGTACTGGATCTACAACATTATGAAAATCTGTATAATCCATTTGATGATGCTTCTCTGGTGTAAACTTTGCATATTCAGCCGGAGTTAAATATGTAATTTCACCATTACGAGTATCAGTAACTTTGACTTTTGAATTTGTATGTGCTAATGTATCATCAAAATCAAATACATGGAGATGTTTTTTTGCTTCAGTTATCTTATCTTTTTTTCCATGAAACACATCTCTCCAACCAGATACATTTTTTGTCCAGTTCTTATTCAAGCCAGTTGGATCATTACTGGCTCCAGCTGGTGCATATTTGCTTGCAAGATATGGAATAAAATCTTCTGGTTTGCCACCAGATGATATATGTGAACGATATTTGCTCATTACAGTGGCTGCAGCCCATCCGGCTTGTCTATCCAGAGTGGTTTCTTTTCCTTCACCTTTTTTGCCTAAAGCTTTTGGTGCAAGGACTCCAAATTCTTTTCCAGATTTGCCATTCTCTGCTTTACGAATACCAAACAATGTAGCTATATGGTCGTGATCTGTTGCCTTTATACCATTTCGCTCTGCAGCAGCCATTATGATTGGGTATTCTTCGCCAAAGTGTTGTTGCAATCTAGCGTGAAATTCTTTATGTCCAGGCGGTTCTTTTGTTTTTACTTCAGGCATCTTTGATTGAACATCTTTAGGAATAATCAATGATGCTTTTGGTTTTTTGATTTGTGGTGCTGCTGCATTTACTTGTGCTATATGAACTTCTGGTTTCTTTGGAAACATATTCTTAACTGCTTTACCACCACCAAATGCCACAGCTCCTGCAACAGCAGCAGTGCCCAATACCTTTGCGATATCTTTCTTTAAACTCTCATTGACAATTTCATTTCTTTCATAATCTTTGATCACATAATCTGGATGTGCTTTGCGTAATTTTTGAACTATGCCAGATATATGTGATGGTGGAGTCTTGTTATCGTATGTTAAAGAGATGGCTTTAAGATCATGATCGACTCTACCAGAAGGTCTTCTGGGGCCGCCTTCTGGGTAATGTAATTCATCCATGCCAAACATATCGCCATGTGTGGCTTTTGGTCTCCACTCTGGTATTTTTTTTCTTTTGATAGTATCATCGTGGTGTACCCAGAGTTCTGTGTTTGTACTAGAACCAATACCACCAGTATATGCCTGATGACCAATTTCAGTATATGCATCCTTATCAACAGGATATTGGTGCCTAGTCTTTACTCTTTTGTAAAATTCTGGCACATCCGGTTCATTAGATTCTGAAAATTGACCAAATGACTTCATTTATAAGATTCCGTGAGAACGCTTTCAAGAACAACTGCAATTTCTTTTTCAGTTAATTCAACATCATGTGCTTCTTCGTATCTGCAAATGGCTTCAACGATACTAGAAGTGTTACTGTTTGCCCATTGCTCAAACAATGCTTGTTTAGCATATGATTCTGATATTGTTTTTACCCAGTTCATTTGTTTTTTCCTTTTACTCTTTTCATCATCTCTCTTGCAGCAATTAGTATATCAGATGGTGATGGTGATGTGTTAGTGGGTTTACTTCTTGCATCTTCTCTTGCAAGTGCTGCTCGTATTTCTTTTATGTGATCTTCAATATCAGATTTCATGTTTCTTTGCTTTGATTTTATTAACAGAATCTGTAAATATTCCAGAAGTAGAATGTATTGTATGATGTGGTCTCAACATATCTATAGTTGATGGACTGTCTTTGACTTTGCCATGAACTTTAATAGCAGTTACGGCTCTTCTGTTATAGAATCCAGTTGCTTTCTGTCTAACAGAATCTTTTGCTCTTATTCTTAAAGATACTTTCAATCCTTGACCAAGAATTGGTGGAGCATTTCCTTGTTTATCAAGAATATTCAATGGATTTTCTTCGGATGTTCTATACAAATGAGCTCGATTTGATGATTTGCCATTCTTGCCGGAGACAGTTACATGCTGTATATGGTACATAGAACCATGATGTTCTTTGTGATGATCTGCTAATATTGTTCCATCCATCGGAAGATACATTTCTCCACCTGTATGAATGTGATATGCTTCATCGTTTAGATGCTTCATTTCTCTGCCAGATTTTATTGGTTTCTTTGGTGCTTCTAGAGTTGTTCCATAATGTTTAGTCATTATGTCGAGTAAATGAGTTGGTTTACGCGAGATCGTCTTTTCTGCTCCACCAAGACCACCAACAGCGCCTGATGTAAATTGTTTCTTTTCTATATGTCTTTGTAATGCAGTTGAAGTTGCAGAATGAGTCCATTTTCTGCCTCCAAGACCATCTGGTACAAATTTCAGTGTTCCTTGACCAACATCTTTTCCACTAAACTCATGACCGTGACCAATGCTAACACCAACACCGTGAATCATTGCATCGACTTGGTGGCCACAACCACCTTGTTCTGCACATTGCTCATGTCCTATTTTTTTCATTGACGACTTGATGCGCTTTTCTGCATCTTGCCATGGCTTTGGTTTAATTTTATTCTTTTGACCAGGAGTTGCAACTACAGCCGCTGCTGGAGCGACACTTCTTTTAGTCATCTCATTAATGAGTTGTAATTTTTCAAGCAATTGCTGTTTGTTCATTGTCGTATTATATCCCTTAATCAGATTGTGAGCACATATCGTCTGCACAGTATTTCTTCTTGCAATCTTCTTTGGACATATCTGGATAGTTCTCTTTGCACTGTTCCATGCACTCGGATGGAGTTCCATGATACATTTCAGACAATTGAGACAACATGTCTAAGTATGCTTTAGATAGCTGAGTTATGACATTGGATTCCATGACCTCTTCTTTATCGCCACCTTTGCGAGAAGCCATGATGCTATTGATGTCGGCTAATTCCTTTTCGTGACGCGCTTTCTCTTCACCTTCGGTTTCGGCAATCTTTTTGGTGTATTCATCAACCAAACCATTTAACTCCTCGTCAGATAGTTTGATTAGTTCTTCGTGTGTGTGACTCTCTCGAATCATATTCGAGTATGCTTTGGCTAATTGTTGTATAATTGGGTCGTTGAAATTGTTCATAATAGTTCCTTTATACTATTTATACAATCAAAAACCCCCCATTGCTGGGGGGTTGTGTGTTAATGTTGATTTATTTACTTACACAGTCCATTTGTCTGCATGTGCTCGTTCTGCTCGCTTCTTTTCAATTGCTGCTGCTGCTTTGGCTGCTACATCTCGTCTATTGGCACGATCTGCATTTCCCATAGCAGTTAATTCTTTGTGTGCCATTTCTCTGTCAGCTTCTGGCACTTTAGATATATTTAGTGGGGTATCTTTTCCGATGGGATAGTGTTCGTGCGGTGTGCGGACTTCTTTGCCTGAATGAATATAGCCATGACTTGATGGATCACTATTAAAACGCGTTTCAGCTCCTGCTGCTGTCGTTGCTTTATTAAGCCTATCTCCCAGGCGTGCATCTTGCTCACCTTGCGCCATGCCAGGCCCGTTGCCAATCGCCTTGCCATCTGAGTTTAATTTGTCATTACGACGGGATACCAATCCCTTTACTCTGCCAGCATATCTCTTTGCGAGAGCTTCCCCCTTTGGGGTGTTTCTGTTTTTATCTGATACTTGATATTCCATCAAGTCTTCTACAGACACTTCTAATGCTTCAGCAATTGATATAACAATATCCTCTAGTTCAGAAATGTATTGCGCTTGTTCGTTTATAAGTTCTTCATTTATATTAGAAGGTGCGCCTGCTGAATTGTTGATGTATGAATTAGTAAGTTCTTGTAACCATCTTGAGTCTGTCATATTGAATCCTTTTTAATACATTCTATCTTATTATATATCATTTCTCTGGATGGTGAATCAACTTCCACGATCCATGCTCTCTGTAGTCAATACCATACACTTTAGATTCGTGTTCTTCTGGCTTGTAAACGGGAATATGTTCATCCGTGTTTTCATTGAAAGCAGCAGATCCACCAAGACGGGTTATATCCTTCCACATACTATGCGAACCATGTGTATGTGCATCTCCGCTCATAATGGATTTCTTGAGATGCTTTGCTGCCATCATGTACACATTAGCAGCCAGATTTGGAACCTTAGCCCGCTTTCCTGTATGCTCTCTTGCAAATGTAGGAGAAGCGTGTGGATAAAGAACTGTCTTGCTTGCACCTGGCAGTTTCTTTGGTTTTGGCAGTTCTATGAAATCAACATGACCAATTGGTTCTTGTTCGTGCTTCACAATGAAACTGTGTTTGTCTTGTTCTGGGGAGTGATAAACTTTGTATGGGCCTAATTCGCCAATCTTAACATGAAGACCTTTGTTTGGTGTTGCTGGATAGTCAGCAGTCGGAGCTTTTACAGCATCGCGGACATCCTTGGCATGATTGAATGGCATATTCGGATCCATCAAATGCACTCTCTTAGCATGAATACCAAAATCGGTAGTGGCATCAAAGAATGGTGCTTCAGAGATGTACTTCTTAAAGCTTTTCATTTCTTTTTCTTACCATCTAAGCGTAGAACTATATCTTCGTTTCCATCTTCTTGAAATGGATGACCATACACAAACGAATCGTGTGTAGCAGGATTATACTTCTTAATATCACTCAGTTTAATTGATTTCTTTTTGAACTCGTCTGGATGAGGAAGATGTTCTTTTTTCTTGATCGCTGCCAATCTTTTTGGGTGCATTCCAGAAACAGCCAAATGTTCTTTTGCCGTTTTAAAATCTCCATAACCAGCATATTCACCACCATGCAATGCTTCATGCTCATCAGAATAATCTTGAAAGTTTCCTGCATTCATAGAAAGATTTGGATGTCTTGGATGAGTGTGTACATTTACGCTTGTAGGGGCTCTTACTCCAGTTGGTGTTCCAACCGTGACTGTTCTCATTTTTGCCACTCTATTCCAAATAGATTTACCACCCTTAGTCTGTCTTGTTCCACTCTCTATTGGCGCTACTTTATCTGCAATCATAGAATAGATCTTTGGAACAAGGTTTCTTACTAATGCATTCTTACCACTATGCTTTCTGTGCATCTCTGGCATATTAATGCTTATTCTGCCTCTTCCCACTCTACCGATATCCATCACACCAACTTGCTTTCCCTTATGTTGTACAGACACCTGATCAATTTCGTGATGGTGATGAACTTCATATGGACCAACATTACCAAGTTTGGTAGCCGGACCATCTGGTATTCTAGTGGTGAATGTGTTGCCACGATGTCTGGAACCCAGTTCCATCATGGGAAACTCTAGAAGAAATTCAGAAAAGCTTTTCATGTGTTATTGGTATTGCCCAATTGTCTCAATGCCCTAGCCCTTCCTGGTTTTCGTCGTCTTGTTTCTGCATCTCCGGGTGTAGCATCGAGTCGGCTAAACCGTCCCTCTGGTTTCCCACCAAACCAATTTTTGCCGTCTGCAACTTTCTTCTCCACTGCCTTAAGATAACTAATTCGGAGTTCATTGCTGATCTCACTTAAAGTTTCTTCTTTCACAGTTTTATTTTGTATCTTACTAATTCTGTCTTTTCGATCAAATGCGCTTGTCAATTTTTTGTCTTCATCTGCAGTCATTTCATGTCTATCGCCTTCTTCATAAGACTTCTCCGCATTGTCATCAATGGTCTTCTGTGCCTTGTTCTTTTCTCTCTTCAATATCGCATCTCTTTCAGGAGTCATTCTATAGGCTTCATCCAAAGACAATATAGCATCTTCTAATTCAGTAATATAAGCCAATTGTTCATTGACAGTCTCTTGGAGTTTAACGGATTCATTAAAGTAATGTTGATATTTTCTTACTAAGTCTGACATATCATTCACCACCCTTTTGTTTTTCTATTTCTTTCAAAAGATCTTCAATTTTAGGACTTCCGGTTCTATTTGCAGCAGCATCTTGTTGCTTCCTAAGTTTTGCTAGTTTTGCATCAGCCTGCTTGAGCAGTTCTCCCTCTTTTCCCCATGATATGCTTTTATTGGTAAAAGGTATTTTAATTTCACCTTCACTCAAATCAATGAGAGCATCTTCTAATTCAGCAATATAAGCCAATTGTTCATTAACAGTCTCTTGCAACTTGACCGATTCATTGAAGTAGTGTTGGTACTTTTGTACGAGTATATCAGACATGGTAGGTTCCTTATTTTGTTAACAATTGGAATAATCACATGTATTTATAATATGAAATATACGGGTAATCGGGCCAATTGAGTGGGAATAGCGAAGGGGTCAGAGGTATCTGCGTTTGATTGCGGCTTCTACGCGACCACCTTTGATGCCATCGCCACTTGCGATCTTTTGCATGATATCCCGGAAGCCACCAGTAGCCTTCCCGTCCACCCGGTGCGCCGTATCAATTGCAGTACCCGGTACACTCAAGACCACTTGCCGTACACACCGCTTCTTGCCACACTGTGGGCATGGGAGCCCCTCTGGTAAGGCATTGTCAGCCATGCGGTGGGTCTCCTCCCAGATCGCTTGGCACTTGTCACATTGGTAATCGTATGCTGGCATAATAAATCTCCTTTAAAGTATCTATCTGGTGCCAATTGAGCAACGGACGATTTGCATGGAGGCGAGACGCTGGAGAGCTCTGGGTTCTGTAGTGTCACTGAGGCATTGCCGGCATCATCATGACTTCCAATCGAGTAAGCTGGAGCTGCAGGTGAGAGCTCTGGGGTTTCCAGGTAGCCAAAACTTCCAATCGAATGAGCATGGCATATGCCGGCTTCCAATCGAAAACTTCCAATTGACTGTCTCCCATATTAAACTCTGAGAGCTCGCGACAACTCTCGCGACAACTTCCAATCGATGTTGTAATAATGGCATTCGGAAACTTCCAATCGAAACTTCCAATCGGCTCGTAAGAGTTTTAACAGAGCTCTGGAACTTCCAATCGATCTGCAATGATTTGGCGTTCAACGGAGGACGAAAACTTCCAATCGAATTGCTCTATGGCCCACGACTTGTAGACAGCGACCTTTAGACCTTCCGCGAGCGACGAGATTTATGCGATAAATCTCTGAAGGTCTAAAGGTCGCTGTCGATAGACTCTATTTGTGCGCGAAAATCAGCAGTTTTTAGCTGTTTTCCCACAGTTTCGTGATGTATTTGTGAGAAGAACGCTGGCGAACACCCATGTTTATGGGTAAATTGTAGCGCGCCAATAGATTTAAAGCTCTGGCTTCTGTTCTTGACTCTAATTGTAAATAAGAACTGTTGTCATAATACTTGACCTGCTCTTGCCATTGCTGAAAATGTACAAATTCGTGCGCCAAAGTGTGTAAAACAGTGGGCATTGGTCTTTTTGCTGCAATTACGATGAAGCCACGAGAATTTTTGGTTGGCGGATTAAAATATCCATCCAAACCATCCTGGAATTCTCCGTCCCAGTCTTTTATACTTCTGTGATTCGCAAGAATGATAGTAATCTTACTCGCGCGGCATTGCTCACGCAGGTGCTGAATGAATCGCTGAACTTGTGGATCAGTTCTCTTCATGCCCTAGTATATATGGGCCAATCTGCAGGTGCTAATTAAAAGTTCTGGTTGTTTCTGGTGCCGCCGCTGTCGACCTCGGCGCCAAAACGAAAGAACCCCCCCAACATGCCGCACTTTGGCGGGTGTTGGAGGGGTCTTCATTTCGCGAATTGTTAAATCAGCTGCGGCGGGAGTAGTTTGGAGCCACGCGGCGACTTGGGCCATCATGCATGACGGACTTCATCCCCTCGTTGTCGTAGTACTTACCGAAGTTATAGTTGTACTTCGAGAAGAAACCGCCACCGTTCTTGTCGCGATTCACGGCACGATCAAACTGCTCAAGGAAGCCACCTTCACGGGCAACCATGCGGCAAGTACGCGCACGGGAGAACAGATCCTTCACCTCGGTCGTGCTAGGGCTCGCATCAGCATCCGAAGCCAATCGGCGAAGGTAGTCACGGAAGGCGTTGATGGTCATATCCACGATACTCGTATTGCGGTCGGTCTTAATACTGCTAGCCATAGTGTCCAAATCTCCAATCGGGGTAGTGATTTCTGCACTTTGAAGCGCGGCAGAATTACGCTCTTGAATCAGCGGTCGCCTGACGATGGGACAAAGCCATCCGGCGTACCGTGAGATCACCTCAGTCGTCGAGATCGTGAAACTCATCAGGGAGTTCCAAACGATCCCATTTCCTCGCGAGGTGATCATCCCCATCTCTCGGCTTTCGGACCGGAGAAGGGAACTTGGTTTGTTGTTTTGCTCGTCTACGGGCATGTTCTTTTTCTCTTTCGTTGCGCCAGTTGCGATCTTTGTCTGCTTTGTCTGTCATCTGTTTTCCTTCGCATCTATATTGTATCACGAACCATTCGCGATGTCAATACTTAGTCTCCTGAATCGTTGATGTCTTCTTCTTCAAACCCATATCCAAGAACGGATTCGTAGCCAATCTCTGACAAGCCAGAAAGCATCAATTCTCGCTCTTCGCGTGTCAGATATGGCATACAGATTTCAATCGGCTTCAATGAATCCGGATTGAGCCACTCGGCGTAGTCGGCTTCCTCTACCGTAATGGTGAATGCCTTGTTCGTTGCCCAACACCTACGCAGAATGGTCTTTGGCTTCGTGAAGGTTTGTGCTGGCGTGGTTTCGGACATTGGTTCTTTCAGTGCTCGCATAGTTCTCCTAAAAGGGTCGGATGGCCGTCAAGCCATCCGACCCCGATGGTTCCTGTTGGGGTACAGGAACCGCGCTATTTACTTTCAGTCGAGAGGGTCGGTGCTGACTGAATCTTCCGCATAGCGGGCTTCGAGTGCTTGCCCAAGCCGGGGCGCGCCTCGAGTGTCTTCGGATACTGGCAGTGAGCCTAGGTCGCCAATACATTCGGGGAGACTGTACACCCCACGACTTTGCTTTCGCACCGGATCGCCAGTAATCCAAACGGGAATCACAGAGTAGCCAAGCATGTTCTTGACCACGGTAAGATATGAACGAGGGAACGAAACGATTCCCGGATAAACTTCACTTGCCTTCTTAAAGAACTCGACTTGGTTCCTTGTATATTGTGACTTGATGTGTTGCATGATAGTTCCTGTAGTTAGTGTTTCATCCACTCGGATGTATGAATGTATTGTACAATGTATTCGTACAAAGTCAATACATTAGAAAAGAAAATCTTCCGTCTGATCGTCCGATTCTTCCGTGTCAGACATACTGGCGCGCCAGGCTTGAGTCCGCACATCGATTTCGTGCAGCGCATCTTCAATAGTCAAAATCTTCCCATCGCGCAAGTCCTTCTGAACCTCTCCCACAATTTCCTGGCCCTTCTGCATCAGCAGAGCCAGAGCATTGCAAGCCAAAGCACGACCATTGTCAGTATCGGTAGTCATTGCCATACCTGCAAGCGTCAGCACTCCGGTATCCAACGATGTTGGCGCGCCATGCATCTTCAAACGCTCGATCAAGTAGTTCATGATGAGAGCACTGCATTGCAGGTTGAATTCAAGTTTCTTGATCTGGTCATTCAACTCCGTATTACTGCGAATGGCGGACATATGAGCGCGGCGTAGAACTTCTGTAGACATTATACAAACCTTTCGTTTGAGTCATCATAGGCAAGGGAATCGTACTCGGCATCGGTGATTGGTTCATTGGCAGGCTTCAGACATGGCACCAAACCATGTACACTTCTGAAGTCATGCATGATATTGATTTGGCGTTCGAGATCGAACATCTCCTCATGCTCGGCCGCGGCGACAGCGACTTCGCAATCTTTGCAATTAACACAATCAGCATCGTTCACATCAGCACCGCATTCACGACATGGTAGCATTTGTCTTCTCCATTGTTTTGTCCATGATTCGACTGTACGCTTCGGTCTTGTATTCAGTACCTGCACAAGCGGTAATGATTTCTGCATTCAATTCATCGTGTCTAATAGGGATTTCCGGACAGTAGTACAGACCACGAGATCGTCGGCGCGATACATCCTTCATCAACCATCGGGGCAACCGTTGACCAGTGTTCTTCCGAATGTTAATCAACATTTTTCGAGAGATCAGATCTGTGGTTGCTCCACAAGAAATTGCAGCATCAAGAAACAGGTTTTGCTTTTGTGTATAGATTGAATTCATGGCGTGTCCTTTAACTAGATTGGGTGAGTTCAAGATCCCGAACGATGGCAAACAGATTGGTCTCTTCATCAGCAGAGAGCATGATCGGATCATGGGTGGTGATGAAATTGTGAATGAGTTCTGCGATGTACTTGGTTTCTACTTCGCAACCAACCCACGATTCGGATTGATATGCATCACCAATAATTGCGAGTTGATCTGAGATGTTTGTGGGTGAACCACTTCGGCAGTCTTTCATTTTACTCCTTTGTTGTAGCAGTTGAAATAGCAGGTGTAACACATGATAGCAGACTCACCGGCATTTGCACTTGCAATATCTTGCGAGAGCGACGGCACCACGATGCACTTTTCTTTGGTAAGTTCATTACCACAATTGTCGCAGTACTCTTTGTCTTTCATTTGGCTCCTTGGTATGGGTATGCGACAGCGAGAAACGATGGGACTGCCCAAGCAACAAACACGAACGGCATCGCGAACCACACTGGCGCTTCGCGATTGATGATGCTATCCATAGCAATGAAAGTGAATGCAATTGCCATAAAGAATGTTGCGAGAGTAATTAGTGCGTAGGTCTTACTGTTGAAGTTCTTCATATCGTGTGTCTCCTTTAGAATCCGATGGCGAACGCGCCATCCTTGTCTGTTTTAGTGATGGCCGGATTGGCCCAATGATGAATGTCGTTTGTTGAATCGTAGATGACTACTGGGCGATGAAGTAGATCAGGATCCTTGTCGATTGCTTGCTTGATTGTTTTTAATAGTGTGGCGTATGTCATTGTATTAACTCCGTTCCATGTAGCAGCATCCGAAACACATCACGGCTGAATCGCCCTGTTTCTTTCCGTCACGAATACCCGCAGCAGCCGGGATGTCTCGCGATAGACTTGGAATGTTGATACGAGTAGTATCGGTCAGGGTTTGCTGGCAGTAGTCGCACTTCAGTTTGGCGGTCTTGTTTGCTTTGATTGTGAATACTTGCATATGAGTTTCTCCTTTAGGCGTAGATGGCAACGGGGGCGAACTTAGCGAACACAGGATGAGTAGTTGCTGCATCTGCATCATGCTTTGCAGGCGTGATGAACCAAACCTTCTTGGCAGCATCCCATGTCGCACCTGCGGCACGAATTGCATTGCGATCATGGTACGATGCACCCGACAGATCGTAACGCGTCACGATCTTCGCCGCGACCGGGATAGGGTTACCATGCTGGTCGACAGCGCCACTTGCCGCTTCAGGTGCAGCATCAGGTGCAGCATCAACGCATTGAGCCGATGCAGCGTCAACCTTGCTGTACAGATTCAAGAACGAATCGCGAGTCGAGGCACTGAACCGCGCACAAGCAGCGGTCACAGCCTTGGTACGATCAGCAAAGATGCTGAAGTTGTCCACGATCATGCACAGACGGCGAGTAGTGATGATCGCATCCGATCCGCCTTCCATGTAAGTCTTACGAACGATCTCAGCCCACTTCACCAACGAATCGGCGAACGGCTCATCGATGCACTGCATGGCTTCCATGTTACCAAGCACGATCTTCTTCTCGACCGACTTCGTTGGGTACTCTTGCTCGTAAGTACCGGAGAAGCGTTCAAGCAGCGCCTCATCGAGGATCGAACGAGAGGAGAACTGCTCGGAACCCTCACCACCCTGGCCCTTGGTGTTCATCGTAGCGAACACATTGAAGCCGGGAGCCGGTTCGATCTGCGCGTTGATCTTTGGCAGGAACGCGCCCTTACCTTCAAGGACGCGCATCAGGCACATGATCTTGTGCGAAGCCGTGTCCATCTCGTCGAGGAGAAGGATCGCGCCGCGCTTCATCGCAGACACAACAGGGCCGTCCTGCCACACGGTATCACCGGCGACAAGACGGAAACCACCCATCAGGTCATCAGCATCGGTCTGGCTAGTGATGTTGACGCGCACACACTCGCGCCCCAACTTAGCACACACCTGCTCAATCATGGTCGTCTTACCGTTACCGGAAAGACCAGTGACCATCGTTGGATACCAACGCTTGGACTTGACGATGGCTTCCACATCCTTGTAGTTGCCGTACGGAACATAGGTCAGCAACTTGGAAGGAACGAAGTTCCCATCAAGCGTAGCAGCAGTGACCGCGACAGCGGCAGGAGCCGCAGTACGCGCTTGCATCACAGGCTGCACCTGCTCAACTGCATTCGCTGGCAGGCTACGAGCATGAGCGGCACCGGCAGCAGCATACTGTGCTGCTGCATACGCACCGTTACGCGCTGCACAAGCGGCAACGAGTTCAGCGCACGAGTAGCGACCGTGGCCGCAACGGCGTGAATCGTCCTTCATCAACCACGACGGCATGGGGCAGCCGTACTTAGCGCGAAGCGCCTTGATCTGCGAACGCGACAGCGGCGAGGTGAAGCCCTCTTTAACACACAAGGACACGAAGGTTTCGATCTTGTTATTCATTGAATTAGTCATTGCGATAGTTGCTCCGAAAGAGTGAGGAAATTGGTGGCCTACGAAGGCGACTCGCCAATCGTACCATAAACGCCCTGTAGCCGCAATGGGGGCGAAGCATAATTCTCCTCGGATTTATAACCCCATATGGGACAAGGACTTAGGCACTATGTCGAAAAGTCCTCCCCAAATCGACATATTATCCGGACATTGGTAGGGCATCGACATAGTTGTTATTGGACATCGACAGCGTATTATCGGACTTTTCTGACTCAGCGACCCAGGTTTGGTTATTGGACACTTTGGCTATTGATGTTGACACAGGGCAGCGTTTATGGTACGATTGGCGCATATGACTACCGTTTCTACATCGTCTCTGAACCCATTCGCCGTCAACACAAGCGCCAAGGACGCTTTCGCTCGTTTGCTTGCTACTGAGAACCTGACCGTAGTGCATGATGCTAGTGCGCCTACTGCTATGTTCGATACCATGTCTCGTGTTCTTACTCTTCCCGTTTGGAAGGATATGACCGGAGACATTTACGATATGCTTTGCGCTCACGAAGTGGGTCATGCATTGCATACGCCGCGTGATATGTCCGTGATCGCTGCAAGCATGACCGCGATTGATGCTGATGCATCAGCCAATCAGCAGGTGCTGCACGATTATCTTAATGTCGTGGAAGACATTCGTATTGATCGCCTCATGAAGGATCTCTACCCTGGCCTCAAGCGTTGCTACGCTGAAGCAGGCAAGTACTTGTACAACAAGAACTTCTTTGGCGTTACCGATCTCAGCCCTGCTGATGTTGCTGCATTGTCCATGCTTGATCGCGTGAACCTGCACTTCAAGTCTGGCATCTACGGCGTGACCTCTGTGCCGATGAGTGTCGATGAGGCTGCATGGCTTCCTCGCTTGGAGTCCTTGAAGACTTGGGACGATGTAGTCGCCCTCGCCACCGAACTCTACGAGTACGATGGTGCAAAGAAGTCCGCCAAGCAGCAGCAGCAACAGCAGCCCCCACAGGCTGGCAATGATGCAGGTGATGGTGAAGGCGAAGACGCCGGTGCCGCTGTCGCCTCTGAGCAGGGTTCCGAGGGTAACGATGCAGGACAATCGGAAGCCACTGGTCAGTCTTCAGACTCTGAAGATTCATCGGCTGCTGACGGTAGCAATTCATCCGGCCCTGAAGCAACTACGCAGGACGGTAACAAGCAGAGCAACGGCGATGGTAAGCAGCAGAACAAGACTGCCCCTGCCAAGCAGAGCAAGCCTGCCCCTGCCAGCAATGGTGGTGGTACGAACTCCAAGCCTACTGGCTCAGTCACTGCTGAAGCAGAACGCAAGAACGCCAGTAGCCTGATCGCTGCTGACGGTACGACCGTTCGTAAGTGGAAGATGCCGACTGTCAATCTCGCCGAGGTTGTGGTGGGTTACAAGTCTGTTTGTGCTCAGTTCGCTGGCCACCTCAGTCGTAACCCAAACTACACTGGCGCTAAGTTGCTCAATGACTTCCGCAAGAACAGCACCGATGCCATCAAGATGCTCGTCAAGCAGTTTGAGATGAAGATGGCTGCTGATGAATCACGCCGTACTCGTTCGGCTCGTTGTGGTGTCATCGACATGGATCGCGTGTCGGACTATCGTTTCTCTGACGATATCTTCCTCTCTGTCGAGGAGCATGCCAAGGGTAAGAATCACGGCATGATTATCTTCGTGGACTGGTCTGGCTCAATGTCTAGCAATCTCAAGAACACCGTGTATCAACTGATGAACCTGGTCATGTTCTGCAAGGCTGTCGGTATCCCATTCGAGGTGTATCTGTTCACTGATGCATACGATACTTACTGCGAGAAGTACAACCTCACCGGCAATGGTTCTGCAAACTATGTGACCACCCATGTCAATATCTGCAAGGAGTACGCAGAAGAGATCGAACCACGCACCGGTCACAAGTCGACCAACTACGGTGAGTACTTGACCTTCCGCCGTTTCCACTTGCTCAATGTGCTTTCCAACAAGATGACCAAGACGCAGTTCGATCTGTGCGCCGGTATGATGCTTGCGTTCGGTGATTGCAGCGCCAGTGGGTATCATCCTCAGAATCCTACGCCACCGGGGTTTGGACTTGGTGGTACGCCGCTTGATGAAGCAGTGTATGCAGCCGTGCCGCTCACGCAGCAGTTCAAGGCTGACTACAAGTTGCAGGTAGCCAATGTGGTTTTCCTTACCGATGGTGAGTCGGGCTCATCGCCCTTCCACACTTCGGACAAGTTTGGTAACAACAACTGCCGCCCTGTGCTTGTTGACGGTAACAAGTCATGGGCTGTGCCTGTGAAGGTGTCCGGCTCACGGTATACCTATGTGGAGCAGAAGATGACCACGACCGCGGTGTTCCGTTCGTATCTCAAGTACAAGACGGGCGCCAATGTGATTGGTTTCTTCCTGACTGATAGCATGAACTCAGCCAAGCATTACATTCCTGCTTCAGCCGAAGCGGATAGTCAGTTCGCTAGCCTCAAGGAGAACGGATTCGCTTCAGTACAGACCGAGGGTTTCGATCAGAACTTCATTATCATCCCAACGGCTACGACCTCTTCGGATGATGTGAAGAATGCTCTCAACAAAGCCGCCCGTGATTCTAAGGATCTTCGTAATGCTTTCATGAAGTCTTCCAAGAGCATCCGCGGTAGCCGTGTGCTGATGTCTCGGATTGCTGATGTGATCGCCAAGAATCTTTCCTAATCCATTCAATGTAGAATGGGTCATATAGCCCCTGTGATGCCTTACGGCATCATGGGGGTTTTTTCGTTTGATGCTGCCGGGCTTGCCGGGCTAGGGCAGGTCGGCATGCACCGGGAAGACTCGTACCCCGCCGAGACTTGGCGAGAAAAACAGTATAAATGAGGGGGGTCGGAGGGTAGCCCGGGGGGCAAGGCTCCACCCCTCCCCCCTTCCCTCAGCCAGATTCAGTCTGGATCCCCCCCGGCCATTAC